TCGCCAGTGGATATCGTGGCAGCTGAGTTGGGCGTGGCCTGGGTGTCGCCGGTGCAGGATGGGTTCAGCTATAACGTGCGTATCCGTGCCATCAATTCCATCGGCGTGCGTGGCCCTTGGAGCCAGGGGAAAGTGCAAGTGGTGGGTAAAACTGCACCACCCTCCGATGTTCCATGGCTACGCTTGGACGGGGAGCGACTGACCTGGGGCCCGGTCAGCGATATCGATCTGGCTGGTTACCGGGTGCGCTGGCAGCCAGGGGGCAGTCGATCCTGGTCGGATGCGCTGGAGTTGCATACCGGCCTGCTGGCGGTTTCGCCTTGGGATTTGGTGACCATTCCGTACGGGGTGGGCCAGATCATGATCAAGGCGGTCGACACCACGGGCAATGAGAGTCTCAACGTTGCCGCGATCGCCTGTAACTTGGGTGACGCGCCAATCGAGAACGTATTTGCCAGCTATGCGCTCAACACCACGCCGGTCGTAGCACCCGACTCCTCGCGCATGTGGAGTAGTGACGCAGCGCAGCTCTGGACCAACAGCAGTGCCGTGTTTCTGGTGCCGCAGTACCAGGCCATCAGTTGGTCCGGTAGCGTGACCTTCGCTGAGAGCGGCAATTTGACGATCGCAGCCTCGGTCAGTGGGTACGCATGGAAGATCTTGTGGAAAAAATACGCGGATGTGGCCTATGTGCCATTTCCCGGTCGTGCGTGGGCCGACGCTGGCACGACTTACCAGTTTCGCATCGATGTCGATCAGAGCAACCAGCAGGGCCTTATTGGCTCCGTGGTGGCGCAGATCGATGTGCCGGATAAGACGATACGCCTGCCTGATGTGCTCATTGCCTCGGGTGGAACGCGCCTGTCGATCGGGACTGGCTGGCGCAGTGTCGTGATCGTGAGCCTCACCCTCCATTCTGACGGTGGCTCGGCCACCACGGCCCGCGTGGTCGACAAATCAACCTCCGGTCCACTGATCCAGTGCTTCAACGCCAGCGGCGTTGCAACGGCGGGGACGGTGGACGCCTACGTTCAAGGATATTGAGATGACCGTGCAAACAACGCCCCCGTTCAAGCGGGGCGATACCTTCGCTTTGTCTGGCGTTTACCGCATCAACGGTGTAGCCACGCCACTGAGTTCGCAAACTGTTCGCTCCCAGCTGCGCACAAGTGTTGGTGCTTTGGTCGCCAATCTGAGCGCAACGCTTGACCCCGATCAGACGGTCAACCCTGGGCGGTTTTATCTCTCGCTTGTTGATCCGGCGCTCTCGGCATCCTTTCCTGCGCCAGCCAATTTGTACTGCGATGTTGAGGTGCGTGACGGCGGGATGGTGCGATCGACCGAAACCTTCATCGTGCCGGTCGTGCCCGACGTAAGCCGTTGAGCGGGGGTGGCCCATGACTACGACTGTATCGGCAGCGCCAGTGACAGCCGCCACCATCAGCTTGAGCCTACAGCCCCAGTGGGACAGCACCTCAGTTGAGCTCACGCTGGCTGTTCCTGGGCCACCGGGTCCTAAGGGAGACCAAGGTGCCATCGGCCCTCCCGGCCCATTACCTGATGTCACGACCTTGGCCCTGGATGCGGGCTACTTCTAACTATCTTCGGAGAACCCTATGCCCAACCTCATTCAAATCAAACGCTCGGCTACCACCGCAACTCCTCCCACCTTGGCAGTTGGCGAACTGGCGTGGTCCGAAGTCAGCAAGACCCTTTTCATTGGCGAGTCGGGCAGTGTGGTGACCGCTGCTGCTGGCTCAGGCGTCTTTTCCAAAAAAGCGGACAGCTTCGCGGTCAGTGGTGATGCCACGGGTACCGGCACGCTATCGGGCGGAGTCATACTTGCCTTGGCAGCCAGCGGCGTGACGGCGGGGAGCTACTCCAATGTCACCGTTGACGCAAAGGGTCGTGTCACCGGGGGCAGCAACCCGGGATACCTGACGGCCAACCAGAACATTGCGCTGTCCGGTGATGCGACTGGTTCGGGGTCGACCGCCATCGCAGTCACGCTTGCCAACTCTGGGGTTACCGCCGGAACCTATAACAATTCGGCCACAGCCCACACGCCCTTTACCGTGGACGCCAAAGGTCGGATCACAGCGACTGGCGCAGCCGTCACCGTCACGCCAGCCTGGACCAGCATCACGGGAAAGCCGACGACCCTATCTGGCTACGGTATCACGGACGCCCTTTCAGTCACGGGAGGTGTGCTGACTGGTGCGCTCACGCTTGCGGCCGACCCGACCACCGCGTTGCAGGCTGCGACCAAGCAGTACGTAGACAACGCCATCACTGGCCTGGACTTCAAGCAGTCTGTGCGCGCAGCTACCACTGCAAACATCACGTTGTCAGGAACCCAGACGATTGACGGTGTTGCGCTGATTGCGGGTGACCGCATCTTGGTCAAGGATCAAACCACCGCCAACCAAAATGGCGTTTACGTGGTGGCCGCTGGCAGTTGGACCCGTGCCACAGATGCAGATAACTCACCGGGTGGTGAAGTTTCTGCGGGCATGTACGCCTTTGTCGAGGAGGGAGCGACCTATGCCTCCTCAGGATGGGTACTTGCCACGGCCAACCCGATCACGCTGGGCGTCACGAGCTTATCTTTCCAGCAGTTCAATGGGTTGGGCCAACTCACCGCTGGCACCGGATTGACCAAGACGGGTAGCACCCTGTCGCTCGCGACCACTGGCGTCACTGCGGGGACCTATACAAGTCTCACGGTTGACACCACAGGCCGTGTGACCGCGGCAAGCAATCCTGGCTTCATCACGGGAAATCAGAACATTGCCATCTCGGGTGATGTGTCAGGTTCGGGCACGACTTCCATTGCGCTGACCTTGGCTGCCAGCGGCGTGAGCGCCGGCACCTATAACAACAGCGCTACCGCGGTGTCCCCCTTCACGGTCGATGCCAAGGGGCGAGTGACTGCCATTGGCACCGCTGTGACTTTGACGCCCGCGTGGACCAGCATCACAGGCAAGCCGACCACTTTGTCCGGCTTTGGCATTACCGATGCCTTGTCAACGAGCGCCACGATTGACGGAGGCTCGTTCTAACCATGGCCAACACCATCCTGCACAAGCGCAGCAGTACGGCCGCGGCCGTGCCGACGGCTGCGCAAGTCTCGCTGGGTGAGTTGGTGCTCAACGTGGCGGACGGAAAGATTTACCTCAAACGCTCAGATGGTGTGGTGGTCACCTTTGTGCCGGGTTACGTGCCGGGCCAGGGCGATTCAGCGCCCATGTGGAAGTAATTATGTGGAAATAGACGGAGAAGTTCATGCCAGCGATACCTTCAAAAGCCAGCTTTACTGGCTCGACCGTGACCCAAGGGCAGTTCAAGACTGCCCTTGATTCTTTAAATGACTACCTCACGGGCCTATTGGGCTCGGACGGGACTGCCGCGACAGCGCGAACGGCGCTGGGTGTGATCAACGCCTCGGCGCCTACCTACGCGCAAGTCATCGCTGCGCTGGGCTACACGCCACCGCAACCTGGCGGCACAGGGGCGTCTGGCACCTGGCCCATCAGTGTGAGTGGGAACGCGGCCACCGCCAGTCAACTCAATTCCACAGCCGGTCCTGGCACCTACAACTGGTCGGGTCAGGGTGGGCAACCCAGCTGGGTTTGGGGTGGTAACGATGGAACCAATTTTTATGTCTACAACCCAGCGAACTTCTCGGTGAACTATGCAAACAGCGCCGGCGCTGTGCCGTGGACCGGAGTGAGCGGTAGGCCCACCACAGTTGCTTCGTTTCAGTACAACGGAACCGTTGGCGACGGCGCCGCCGGGGCCGCAACGCCCAACGCCTTGGTACAGATCGCTTCGGATAACACGGTTCGCATCTATCGAAATACCAACTGCAATTGCAACTGCGATTGCTGCTGCTGAGGACCCATCTCATGAATATCATCGCAGTGCGCAACGCACAAATTCATCCTCAGTTCCGTCCCACTGTTCGTCTTGGCTATAACCCCGACACCAGTGAATTCAGCGTGTCCTTGTACCTGCCCGAACCTATCGTTGATGAGGCGCCTGCTGCCGAGCACAGCTTCCAACTGATTGGATCAGCCTCAGTCAACATCAGTGACCTACGCAGGCGATATGACTGGTGCGACCACCAGACCTACTTTCTGGCAGTTCACGCTGGTAATTTTCTGCCTCTCTTCGCGCTGTACCCTGAGACGCTGGCGAACCGGGAAACCGCTGTCGATTACGCCCAACGTCTAAAGCGAAATTTGCTGGTAGGCATCAACGTTCCCTTTGGAGCAGCCACCAATGATGAGTTATTCATCACGGTCAACTTGAACGCTGATGCGACAGACGACAACATTGAGGTTGACGAGCATTGCACGCTGACCTGGAGTGATGCGGCGAGCAGCGGCGCAGTTCGGACCATGAATTTCCCATTCATTCAGGTCCAAGCGCCCACCAGCATTCCCGCAGACGGCAAAGCTACGGTTCAATTGCGCATCGAGGACGTTGCAGGCCAGTTGCTTGATCGAGATGCTGTGGTCTACCTCGAAGCGGTGGGCGGGATTGTGCCGTTTACCAGGGTGCGCGCACAAGGCGGTCGTGCAACGGTTCCAGTGTCTGCAGCCGGGATGTCTGTTGGCGATGAGATTCGGATCAAGTTTGGCTGGAAGTACTTTCCTGGCGCCGAGGAAGCGCGTATTGCGGTGGTGGCGGCGTGATGCAGTGGCTGTTTCCATCCCCGGTGCTGCGCACTCCCTTGGGTCTGGATGACCTGAGGCGCCAGGAACTCAAGGACAAGACGCTTTCTATCTACGGCCAGTTCAACCCCAATAGAAAGCCATGGAGCCGCTCAACCCGGGAGTCGCTCGAAGGTTTAGACCCTGCCTTTGCAGATCTGTTTTGCCAGATTAAAGACACCACGAGCCAGGCCTTTGGCGTCGAGGTCATCTCTATTACCGGCAGGGAGGTCGTTCAGTTCAAGGGCGATTTCATCCCGCCCCATGTGGAATCGTCGCACCTGTCGGCCATTTACTGGGTCGATGGTGATGCTCATCCAGACCACACGCACGGCGAACACGACGGAGCGCTGGTTCTGCAAAGCCCGATCGGTCCCTTTGGAAGCAAGGCACTGCCTGGCGAAATGCGCGTCTGCATGGTCGATCCGTGCCCCGATCTGCTACTGGTCTTCCCGAGTCATCTGTTGCATTTCGGGCATGTCTATCTGGGGGACCGCCCAAGTGTTGAAATTCATATGGAGATGGAGGTGATCTGATGGCCCAGTTCAGGATCAAACTCATCGCCCCTGATGATTCCGAACAGGAGTTGCTCTACGACAATCAGACAAGTCGATTGACCTGGGTCGGCGATGCAGGCGAGCAACCTGTGCTTGAGGTCACGCCCAAGCAGTTTTCCGAGGCGCAAGTCGTCAGTGCAAACAACCCTGGCCGCAAGGGACTGATCAAGACCCTGAAAATCAGCCTGGGCTTGTCCTGCAATTACGCCTGCAACTACTGCAGCCAGCGGTTTGTCCCGCATGCCGACAGCACCAACCCCTCAGATGTGGATGATTTCCTGCAACTGGTGCAGGGCAGCCTGAGCAAGGCTCCGGAGCGCATTGAGTTTTGGGGCGGTGAGCCACTGGTTTACATCAAGACCTTAAAGCCCTTGGCCGAGCATCTGCGCGTGCTTTACCCGGATGCCGAGTTTCTGATGATCACCAACGGCTCACTACTCACCCTTGAGATCAATGAGTGGTTGGAGCAGATGGGCTTTGCGATTGGCTTATCGCACGATGGACCTGGCTATCGCGCTCGCGGAGCTGACCCGCTCGATGACCCACATCAGCGTCAAATGATCCTTGATCTCTACACCCGCTTGCATCCCAAAGGCCGGATCAGCATCAACGCCATGATCAGCAAGCAAAATTCCAGCCGTGCCGCGGTTCAGCTTTGGCTGCAAGAGCGCTTTGGAGCCGATGTTCAGATCGGTGAAGGTGCCTTTATTGATCCCTACGACGAGGGCGGTCTGGCTGCCACTTACAAGACTGCCCGCGAGCATTCAGCGTTCAGAACGCAGGGATTCGGTGAGCTTCGAGCCGGACTGACAGGCCGCTTTGAAATCACCCACCAAAAGATTCAAGACTTCATCGACTCTATTCGCTTTGCACGCCCTGCCTCGGCACTGGGTCAGAAGTGCGGCATGGATCGTAGCGCCAACCTTGCGGTCGATCTCAAAGGCAATGTCATCACTTGTCAGAATGTGAGCGCGGCAGCCACGGCTCCGAATGGACAGCCACATCTGATTGGCCAGCTATCCGATCTGGCTGGTGTACAGATGAAAACCGCGACCCATTGGAGTCAGCGCAGGCAGTGTGCGTCTTGCCCTGTGCTTCAGCTTTGCAAGGGCTCGTGCATGTTCCTAGAAGGACCGCTTTGGGAAGCCGGGTGCGACGCTGCTTACTCGGACAACGTGGTGTTTTTTGCCGCGGCCATTGAGTTCCTCACCGGTTGCATGCCGGTCTTTATCGACGGCGATTTGCCGCCAGATCGGAAAGACATTTTTGGCCTTGCTCGTTCTAAAGCCGTGTCACCAGGCCCAAGGAAGGTCATTCCGATCGCGCTAGATCAGCGCCCAGCTTAAGCCAACCCTTCACCAACTGCCCGCCTGGTTCGCGCCAGGGCGGGCTTTTTGCATTTTGGAGACCACATGACCGATTCAGACAAAGCCGTACTCGTAGAGAACATGTTGCTACTGCGCAAGGAAGATTTTGATGAACTGCTCAACAGCGCTGCTCAACGCGGTGCTGAACGTTGCCTAGCCCAGTTGGGCCTTGAAAACGGGAGTGCCGCTAGGGATATACGGGAGCTTCGCGACCTTCTTGACGCGTGGCGCGATGCCCGTAGGACAGCGTGGCAAACGACTATCAAGGTAGCCACGACGGGCATCCTGGCAGCGTTACTGGTCGGTGCAGCCATCAAACTCAAGATGATGGGAGGCACCCAGTGATCGAGACATTGCTCGGCGGCCTTCTGGGTGGCGCATTTCGCCTTGCGCCAGAGATTCTGAAGTGGCTTGATCGCCAAGGGGAGCGTGGTCATGAGTTGGCCATGCAGGACAAGGCGCTGGAGTTCGAAAAGCTTCGCGGTGCGCAACGCATGGCCGAGATCGGGGCTGCAGCGGAAAGTGCATGGAACACCGGCGCCATTGAAGCCCTGAAAGAGGCTGTGGCGGCCCAGGGGCGTCCTTCTGGTGTGGGATGGGCGGACGCCCTTTCCGCGAGCGTTCGCCCTGTCATTACCTACTGGTTCATGGGGCTCTACTGCGCAGCAAAGACGGCCGCATTCATCGGTGCCTTAACCGCGGGCGTCAGTTGGGGCGAAGCCATCTTGAATGCGTGGACCCAAGCAGATCAGGCGCTATGGGCTGGTGTTTTGAACTTCTGGTTCCTGGGGCGTGTCTTTGATCGAGTGCGATCATGAACCCTGTTCCGCAGGCGGCGATCGATCTCGCCAAGCGGTTCGAAGGCTTTTGCAGGGTGCCTAAAAGTGACCCTGGCCGGGCATATCCATACGTTTGCCCAGCCGGGTTCTGGACGATCGGGTACGGGCACCTGTGCGACCAAGCCCATCCCCCGATTACTCTGGTCCAGGGTGAGGCTTATCTGGAGGCTGACATGCAGTTGGCCCTGCGAGCAACGCTTCGGTTCTGTCCCGTTTTAGCGACCGAGCCTGAAACACGGCTCGGGGCAATCGTCGACTTTACGTTCAATCTGGGAGCAGGCCGGCTTCAGACTTCAACTCTCCGACGGCGAGTCAATCAGAGGGACTGGGCTGGGGCGGCTTCCGAGCTGAGGCGCTGGGTGTACGGTGGGGGCAGAGTACTGCCGGGGCTTGTGGCGCGGCGAGAGGCAGAGGCTTACATGCTCAGCGCCTCCTGACTGAGCGAGTTCGAAAAACTCAACAAGAACATAGACTTACGCCGATTTCGAAACTCTCTCGTCGCCGTACTTTTCTGAAAAAGTCAGGAGCTTTTGCGGGAGCCCTGCATCCATGCGGGTTTTAAGCGGTGGGGATTCGAACTGTATTTGAGCCATAGGTCTGAAAGTTACAGTCGAACACTTCGGACCAATTGTTGTGTTTAAGGTTTCATTGCTCAGGGAGTTATTTCCCTCCAACGTCGCCACAATCACCCATTGGCCTTGTTACTTTCCCGATCCCATAAGGTAGTCAACCTTTCCAAGATCGACGCCGCCATGGCGCAGGAGGTTGTACGCGGTAACGAGGTGAAAAAAGAAGTTGGGCAGCGCATGGTGCTTCAAATAAGCTTCACCAGACATGGTTCTGGTCTTATCTCTGCCTATGGGAAAAGTGATGTTCGCGGCCTCACGCCCGTCGAAGGCGTTGACCGGTAAGGTTTCAAGCCAAGCCAATGTGCTTTGAATGCGCGCATGCAGTTGGTCGAAAGTCGTTTCGTCATCTGCAAACCGCGGAGCTTCCAGCCCACTCACCCGCGCTGACCCATTTTTTGCAGCATCGCAAGCGATGCGGACCTGTGATGCAAATGGCAACATGTCAGGCGCCAGCTTGAGAGTAAGAAAAGCATCAGCGCTGAACCCCCGGCTCGCTGCATTGGCAGCTGCCTTGTTCAGGCAATGAGTCAGGTTATTCAGGCCTGCCTTGAAGACCGGCAATGTGGCACTGGTGAGTGTGATGCTCATGAAAGTTCTCCATCATGTTGACGTCCGGATGGCCTAGGTCGCCAGACCAACTCTCCAGGCACCGAGGCGAATGGCTGCACCGGTCATCAGTCCCTGTGCTGCCAATGTTGCAGCGATAACCCAGAAAAACTGTGTTGCGGTTGCGCCAGGCTCACGTGCAACAGCAATACAACCCATCACAATAACGACTACACGTAACACGCTGGCTATCACTGGCCACAATACCCGCCCTGCGCCCTGGGAGGCGAAGTACAAGCAAAGGGATGCGCCATAAAAGGCATAGAACGGACCGACGATCTGCAGGTAGTTTCTGCAAGCCTCGCGGACTGTCTCGGCTTGTGTGAAGAGATTGGCCCAGAGACTTGGAAACAAAGCTACGGCCCCTCCAACGAGGCCGCATAAGACTGCGCTGAAAGCAGCGGCAACCCAACCCGCCAAGTGTCCACGTTCGATGGCATTGGCACCGAAATGCACGCCGACCAATGCGGTGGCAGCAGCACCAAAACCAAAAATCA